TCAATAGGTTAGAGGCAGTTTTGCAATCGCCGAACGCGCGAGACGTTTCCGGCTGACGGCTGCCGTGTATCGCTCGACCTCCTTCAAGGTCTGGTGGCCCGTGATTGCCATGATCTCGTGGGGGGAGCATCCGGCCTCGGCCAGACGCCGCGCCGCCGCCTTGCGGAGCCCGTGCGACACGCACCGATCCGGCAGGCCGGCGTGGGTGTAGGCGTTCTGCATGATGATGCCGAGGGTGTTTTTCTGGTAGCAGCGGCCGAAGCGGGAGCGGATGATCGGTCCCTCCCCTTCCCGGCCGATCAGGTCGATGAGCTGCGGGTGCATCGGCACCGTCACCGTGGTGCCGGTCTTCTCCTGCACGACCTCGACCTCACCTCCCGTAACCTGATCCCACGTCATGGAGGCGCAGTCGCCGATCCGCTGCCCGGTGTAGAGGATCAGGCCGAAGGCGCGGCGCTGCACCGTCTCGGGCGCGAACGCCGCCTCGAACTGGCTGATCTCGCGGTCGGTCCATGTGTGGTACCCGTCCAGCTCGTACCCCTTGATGCGGAGCGTCGGGTCGGTCTCGCGCCAGTCGAGGTCGATGGCGAAGTGGATGAGGATCTTCAGCTTGGCGAGGATATTGTTTGCGGTGCCCGGCCGGTGGGCGTTCCAAGCGACGATCTTCTTGACGTGCTCCCGGCGCATCGTGGCGACAGGCCGATGCGCAATGTCGTGGTCGATGACCAGCATCTCCATGATGAGCTTGTAGTGGTACTGGCTGCTTTTGCTGAGCCTCTTGAACTCCGGGCTATTGTAGTACTCGGTAAGGAGGTGGCGAAACGTTCGCTTCATCGCGTTTTTCCCATGTTATCAACCGACAATCTGTCGGCTTTTCTTTTTCGCAACGAACATTGGCTTCGGTCAACTCCGCCACCTTGAATTGGGGAAAAGGTGCGGCGTGTCTGTGAAGCTCGTTGCCATTGTTGTGAGGTTTGTGCCTGATCGCGAGGGCGAGCGGAGGTATTCATGGAAGTCGGCCTGTGGGACACCATCAAATCGATCGGCTCCATCGGCGGCTTAGTTTCTGCCGGCTTCCTCGTATACGACAGGCTTGTCAAGGATAGACCCATCATAAACTTATCCAATACTACAGGCGTTGGTGGAAAAAAATGGCCCGCATTCCAAATTGTCAACCCTGGACGCACGCCAATTATTATCACTAGCGTCAGAATTACTCCAAAGATACTGAAATGGTACGACTTTGATAGCGAAAAAGGTGACAATTTCCTGCGATATATGTACGGCCTGAACGACTATCTGTGCATTATACAAACCGGAGAGTTCCGGAAGTTTCACGTCGAGCCATACGAAGATCTGCCGAGCTTGGAGCTGTACACCTCCGTCGAGATTGTCGTCGGGTGGCGGCGACTTGATCGACCGCGCAGATGGCAAATGCCACTGCGTGTCACGGTGTCACCGCACGAACTGCTGGAGATCGCCAAGGTCTAACAACCGAAAATCGATTATAAACGGTGCAGGACGGCAGGGAAGCGATCGGCCGATAGGTCGATAGCGCTTTTCGGCAACTGCCGTGAAACACGTCGTCAATCGCCGCGATGGAACCGCTCTGCCCTCCTGTGGACAGCGGGTTGGCGGAAGGTTAGGCGTTGGAATTCACACAAGGTGAGGCGCAAACGATGAACGCACTGGCATACCTACTTTTGTGCCTGATATTGGGTTTTCTGGTTGCGTTTGTGATGGAGGCACTTTTCGTAGGCTTCACATATGCGTGGTATAATCTATTCTACGATCAAGTAATTGCTATAGTCACAATCGAGCATTTGCCGAACGTCGGCGTGCGGCCGGTCGGCTGGTTCTGTAGCTTCATGCTGTATTTCTTCGCATGCATTGCGCGACTGCAGAATGGAAAGTGGCCACACCAATTGTTACGCAAGGATATCTGATAATGTCTGATCAGAGCTGGAACGCGATAGTTGTTGGAACCTTCTTCCTAGTTTTATCGGTCATCAGCTGGATCCCGGTGCTTACTGATCTATGTTATACGAGTTCTAAAGCTCAATGTTATTACGAAAGCTTTAAGTATTTTTCTAGCGGTATAGTCGCTATCGCGGCCTTTTACATCGCTTTTCACTTCGGCCGATCCAAACAAATCCATGATCGGCTCAAGCATCAAAAAGAACTGCTCGATGCAGCCCGATCCGAGCAACGCGTTGTGACCCGATTGTTCGACGCTATTGCTATTGCTAGAGATTTCCTGAGGACCGTAAAAAACGAACTGAACAACGCCGATGAACTTCCGAGGTACAAGTTTGTCGAGACATTCGACGATTTGTATTCTAAGCTTGTTGCGGAATATGGATACGACTTTGTGGTCCCAGACGATCGCTCATTTACACTTATTAAAAGAGATACGATCAATTCGTGTTCAGCCGTTCTTCAGTCAATGAGGTTCGTTCACGGCTCCGTGGCGCTCCAGTTTTCCTTACAGCACACACAGCAGAGCATAAGTGAGTTCGAAAGAATTTTCGTCGAGCTTGAGGGAAAAGTTCAAAACTACAATAGACGTATAGAAAAGTATATGGGAGACCGTGTTGACACGATATCATCGCTGACCAAGTCAGCCGGTTACTAGTTTTGGTGAAATTCGACTTTTCAAGCTTTATCTTGGAAATATTTTGCATGATCAAATTCAGCAAGGATCTACAACCTCCGTTCCCAACCTGAACAAGTGTTAGAAATTGTTCATTTTGAACGGTCAAGCCAACTTGAACGAATTGTACGCGGCGCTCGCTCGATCACCGCGCCGTCAATTCTGGGCAATGCAGCCGCGGTCTTTGCAGCCGAAATGGCAAGGTCAAAACCAGCCGCATAGAGCCCGTGCAGTGCGGCGGTCGCGTAAATGCGGCAATCCAGCGGCTCATTGCGCACGTTACGGTCTGCGATCCAGATGACGCGCGGCGCGCGGCCGCGCCACTCGCGAACAGGCCGTTCGGCGAGCAGGCCCGCCGCCCACCACTCCTCACGATCGCTGGGCAGATGGATCGCGCCGGGGCCGAACGGATCGGCCGATCGCAGGCGGCCGAGCAGCTGGTGCTTGAGCCCGTCAACCCCCACGACGTGGACCGGGGACAGGGCACCGCGCCGCGCCTTCGGCGGACGCGTCGGCCAAGGCGGAATGCCTTCCCCTCCCCGGCCCTTCACGGCCCAGACCCGGCGTTGAAGCCGCTCCGCGCTGAACCGTCCGACCTCCGCGCTGCGATGGCCGCCGTGGTCGACGGCCACGGCGGCAACGCCCAGATCCGGAATGGCCTTGGGATGCCGGAAGCGGCGCAGGATCAGCTTGTCGATGGCCTGCCAAGGTTCGGGTCGCGACGTGTCGCCGTGGATCACGACATAGTCCAGCGACCAGCTTTCCTCGCCCCGGCCCCAGCCGATGAACTCGCACTCGAGCCGGTCATCCTGCACGTCGATCCCGACCGTCACGACGCACACGCCTTCGGGCAGCAGCTCGATCCATGGGGTCTCGACTTCGACCGCGCGGCGCAGGATCGCGTCGATCGTGAGTGGCCCGGTTTCGGCGTCGAGGAAGGGAAGTCCAAGGCCGGTGTTCACGAACACCATGCGCCGCATCGGATCCCGCCCGGCAGCGATCTGGTCGGATGCAAGCTCGGCCCACGTCTTGAACGGCGACAGGACGCCGGGGACGTGGAAGCTGGCCGTCCGGCCGTCGCCGGGCGCGGTGGCGCGCCACTCGCCCTGCGCCAGAAGCCGCGGCTTGTCGTGCTCCTCGATGACGCCCCCGCAATGCGGGCAGGCCATGTGCGCGAGTTCCGGCTGGCCGTCAGGCCAGCGAACCATCTCCCAGCACCAGACCGCCGCCTCACCGCATTCGGGGCACGGGATGAAGAACCGGCGCTGGTCGCCTTCGAGGTAGGCTTGCTCGATGCGGCTCAAACCCTGAATGGTCGGCGTGGAGGTGAGCAGGATCTTGCGCCGGCCGCGGAAAGTCACCGTGCGGGCCACGGCCAGGTCGATCGCATCGCCTTCGCCGCCCACGTCGGGCGGGTACGCGTCCACCTCGTCGAGCAAGACGAAGCGGGCCGGAAGGGACCGGAGGTTAACCGGGCTGTTCGCACCGCAGATGACCAGCGCTCCGCCGGGAAAGATCTTCAACTGGTCGGTGTTGCCAGCGTTCCGGCCGCGCCGCTTCGCCACCCGCTCCCGCAGCTCCGGCGTAGCTTCAATCATCGGATCGATACGGGTCCGGACCATCCGCTTCGCCGCCGCGTCGGTGGGCTGGACGAACAGCGTTGTACCGGGTGTGTTGTGGATGATCGAGGCAGCAAAGTTCATCGCCGCTTCGGTTTTGGCGGTTTGCGCGGCCGCCATGATGACCACGCGTTCCCACGGCGAGCCGACTGAAAGCGCGTCCATCGGTTCTCGCAGATATGGCGTACGCTTTGTGCGCCATCGCCCAGGTTCGCCCGATGTCGGTGGCAACATCCGATGACGATCCGCCCATTGGCTGACCGTCATTTGTGGCTCTGGCGAAAGGCCAGATTGCCAGATCCTTTCGAGGTCAGAATGGGCTGAGTTCAATTCGAATTGCATATTCAAACCTGTTCACTAGCAGTACGTCATTGATTTTCTTTTTTTTCCATTCGTAGCCAGTCCAGGTATGTTCAAGATCCTCCGAACACAGCTCGATGGAGAAGAACATACCTATTCCGCGAGTAACGCACTCCCTTAAGTTATGATATTCTTCTGGCGGAAGCCTCAAGACCACTCGAAGATACCGGGAGCCATCTTCTGGCTGGAACTGCCCGTAGCCGACAGCTTGGGTGATCGGTCGATATGGCCCTTTCAGCTCCATCGGTTGAGCAAGCTTAAACGGGGGCGCACAAACGATTTCAAGCTGATGAATGTCAAACTTTGGGACGACACCGTCAATTATAAGGTTGTGGTACTGCTTAAATTTACATTCAAAGCGCAGGCAGGTTGTAGACTTGTACTCCTCTTCATTTACTGGAACCTCTGTGTTCAAGTGTATGACTGCGCTCGATGGTTTTAACTCGATAGTATACATTTATTTGTCCCCTGTTGCGATTGAACTTGTGCTGGAGAGATCCTGGAGGTGTTCGCGAACGAGCCGATCGATGACCGAAAAGATCGTATTAGGATCCGCCGCTACGACAGATGCTAGTTCCGTTGCCGCCCTCTGTGACCAGCCAATCCAGGCATCTCGCTCAAACCGTGCTCGACCGAAAAGTATGTCCTCGACCTTCGACCGGGGCACCAGATCACCTTCGCGCTGCTTCAATTCCAGGTCGAGCAACCGAGCTTCACGATACATTTTTGCGGCCCGCAGCTGAGATGCAGTCCCCGCTGTATCGCCAAGCCCAGCTTTCGCAAGTCGTCGGAAGCCATCCAGGTTGTTTTTAACCCAAGCCGTTCCCTTGGCTATGCTGATGCGGCCATCGCTCTCTTGGGGCAAGCCTTCCTCCAACATCTGCGAGACCCGCGACGGCCCTACTCCAATCAGCTCCCCGAACTTCTTTTTCGACACCGTTTCAGTCAAATCCTGCCCCTAAGTCTAGGAATTTCCGGAACTGCCGGCGCACCGCCAGCAGGGAGCGATGGAGAACCTACCCGGCCGGCCGGGCGTGTCGCTTGGGCAGCGCCTCGTCCGCCTCGCCGTGCAGACGCATGGTCACGGCCATCTGCTTCACGTCAGCCGCGAACTGGATGAACCGATCCCGGCAATCGCGCGCCAGGCACGGAACGGTGCTGCCATATCTGGGGACGACGCCCGGCTGAAGCGGCGTGCTGATACAGGCTTCGAAGGCGGCGGCGGCCACGTACACGGTGTCTCGCGGGTACGGGTAGGAGCCAGGCACCACCCTCATCTTGCGAGCGAAGGCTGGCGGGACGTGCTCGGACGCGTACAACGCCAGCGCCTCGATTTCCTCGTCGGTCGCCGGCTGTCCGTGCGCGGCGGTGATGAACAGCTCGTAGGCGCGCATCAGCTGGCGAGTGGACACATCCGGCACGCCACCGCGCTTCCACGTGCGCCACGCCTCGCGCAGCCTCCGTGCCTCCATCACGGGGATCATGCCGGTGCGCCATACGACGGACGGCCGATCAGAACGGGGTGTCAGCGTAATCATCGTGTTCGATTTGCTCACGATCCAAGATTTCTTCATTTTCTTCATTATCGTGCTCCGCCGTTTCAAAGTCATCGATAGTCTCAAGCATCCCAGCAAATCCGTCTGGATGCCCGTACACCTTCTCGTTTGCTTCTTCAAGAGCATCCTTGTATCGCCTTATTTTGAGCAAAATCTCAGGCTCGTAGGAGGATGCATATTCTGCATACTCCACCAACTGCCTAAGCTCTATGACGTCGGTGCCGAATTCGTCGGCTTCTTGCACGATGCGGCCCGCGACCTCGAACGTGACCGGCCGATTGCCGTAGCCGCGCTGTGGATAGGCAGTGGACCCGACGATGAGGGGGCACAGCTCGTCGAGCCTGCGTTTGATCGCGTCGGCGTCGGGATCAGGCTTGGAAGAGATATTGGAGGCCGGATTGGATGCAGGGCCTTCCAACCACTCCCCTACTTCCTCTTCCCTTCTTGCACCCGGAAGGGGAAGGGAGGCTTCCAAAGCCGACCCTTCCCCCCTTCTATTGGTGCTCTGACTAGAAACGGGCTCAGAGCCATACAGAGGTTCAACAAGGGACGGACCATCAATAGGGGGACGCGCTTTAGGCGCGCCCCTTTCGATAGGTTCCTTCATAAGGTTCGGGGGACCTACAGGTACCCTTTTTCCGGCCTCGTTGGTCCCCTTTTCGTGGATGGAAACCGGTACCTGTAGGTCCCCCTTTTCCGGGCCGGAAACCGGTACCTGTAGGTCCCCCTTTTCGGCGATGAACTGCCAAGTGTAGCGGTTCGTTTTCCTGCGCCCGCCGCCGGCAGACACCAGCCGAAGATGACCCCGTTCGGTAAGACGATCGATGGCCCTTCCGACCGGCTTCTCGGTCGATCCGGTCAACCGCGCCAGCGTTTCGTGGCTGGGCCACGCTTGCCGGTTTCCCCGGTTCATGAACTTGAACGCCAGAACCATGGCGATGCGAGCTGGGAGGCCGGGGATCTCCGGATCACCGGCCACCTGCATCAGCCACGCCTCGCGTTGGGCGTTGAAGTCGTCGCGCCGTCGCTCAGCCATGACGATGCCCCCGGATCGGAATGATCACGGTCCGCTCATTCCGCGCCTGTCGCTTCGGAAGCTGGACATAGCCGGCGTCCGCGAGGGCGCGCGCCCCACGGCGCGCCAGCTCATGGCTCAGCCCGGTCATGCCACCGATGTTGCTGAACCCCGCCGCAAGCATAGACGTCTTTCGCCAGTTGCGGGCGATGTAGAACGCCATCTTCAACGCCGCCGCGCCGGTCACGCGAGGATCTGTGAAACAACTCACAAGCCATTCCTCGGCGGCTTGCGGAATAAGCGGCGGAGTGATAGTCTTTCGATCGCTTCCAATGCGATGGTCTACTTGATGGCTGCTCTCCCTTACCCCCGGAGAGCGGCCATTTTCTTTTGCAACGTTCGGCATTGGTTTTTCCTCATACTTCGCCGGTTGATTGGCCCGCCCCTTGAAAGGGACGGGCCGCCGCGTGAGGACGGCTCCGGAACAGGTGTTCAAGGGGTGCTCGGGGGCACCGGTCCCGGTGAGGCCGCCGTCAGGCCCTGCTTGACATTTCCCCCGAACTACGCGGTGCCGTTCAGGCGCACGGCAACGGTCGCGTCCGGCCCGGCGGCGGCCTTGAAGGCCGCGCCGATCAGCGTGTTGCCCGCCGCAGTCACGGTCACGTGCTTGTTGGTGTTGTCCCAGTAGAGCTTGGCACCGAGCGCCGCGACGTCGGCCGCCTTCTTCGGGAGCGTGAACACCCCCGTCATCGCGATTTCGACGGACACGGTCTCGGCCGCGTCGGTCGCCGCGACACCGAACAGCGCACCGGTCAGCACGCCGTCGCCGGACGAAACCCCGCCGGTCGGCGCGGGCACGGTCATCATGTGACCCGGCTGGATGTAGTTCTTCATTGGTCAGAGCCCTTTCGAAGTAGAGAACTGGATCGTGTGGGTGCGGCCCGCCAGCATGGCGAGCCGCCTTTCGATGTCGGCGATGGCCGCCGCAAGTTCTTGGTCGGTCTTGTACTCGACCCGGCGCATCGAACCATTGCCAGATCGGAACTCCACAACCTTCGTCGCACCCGCACGCGCGTCGAGGAGAGCCTGCAGGTTCTTTTCGAGCGCTTCACGGTCAAGCATTTCACGCGCCCGCGTTCCGGTACCAGCCGCGCCAGTCCATGAAGGCCGCGCCGAAGTCGAGGCGCACGCGCGTCTCGACGCCATCGACGTCGAAGCCCGAGCGGGTCTCGATCTGAGGGCCGGGCTCGCCTTCAAGGTGCGCGTATTCGAGGCCGTCGACCTCGGCCGGATCAGCCACCACGTACCAGCCGTTGCCGGTAAGGCGCGGCTCGACGACGAGGGTCAGCTTGCCGGCGAACGGATTGACGTTCGACGTGGTCGCCGGGGTGATGGAGGCCAGGAACTTCTCGGCCGCCGTCTCGATCGCCGGTCCGACGACGAGGTACTTGGGCGAGACGCTGATGAGCTGACCGGACGCGTCCGTCTGGGCGCGCATCGCCTTGCGGGCATCGCTGATCGGGTTCTCGCCAATCGCCGCGCCCGACGCGGCGAGGTTGCCGTGCGAGATGTGGAACAGGGGCGAGCCGTCGCCCATCGTCGGGCCGGCGGAGGACGCGGTGAGCAGAAGCTCGACCAGCTTGGTCGCTTCGAACTGCGCGACCGCCACGCCCATCTTCCGGCTGATGTCCGAGAAGGCACCGAGGTCGTCATTGACCAGCGCCTGCCGGGTCACGCCGAACACGCGGCCGAAGGTGTCGAGGCGGATGCTTTCGCCGCTCTCCTCGAACGTGCCGCGCTTGAACTCGCCATGCTCCCCGACCTTTTCGAGGGTCGAGAACTGGCTGGTCCGGAGCGCCTTCTTCACCCGGAAGTCGTTGATCGTGGTGGAGCGGGCCACGGTCTTCAGGCCGCTCTGCGCCGCCTGATAGCCGGCGCGCAGCGTCCGGCCGATCGTGTCGCCCATGATCAGCGGGAAGTCGGACGTGCTGTGCAGGGCGCGGGTGATGATGCCGGAACCCGACAGCCCGACCGCCGAGATGCCGTTGCGCTTCAGAACCTCAAGCGCCACGTCCCGGCAGGACAGGTAGGCGAACGGACGCGCCGCATCGCTGAGCTGGTGGCCCGGCGTGACGCGGGCGTACAGGGCCTCGCCGGCCGCCCGCTGGAACACCTCGGGGTTGTCCAGCGTCCGGGCGTTGTGGTCGCCGGTCGACCGAACCTGAGCGGCCGTCGCGTTGCGCCGCTGCATCTCGGCGATGGCGGTCTCGGCAACGGCCGCCGCGTCCGCGCCAGCCGAAATGCGTTCGTCCGCCCAAGCGCGGGTCATCCCCGCCGCCTCGGCGATCCGGTAGAGGCCAGCGTTGTCGGCCGCCCCCGTGGTCGTAACTTGGTCTTCCATGTCAATGCTCCTTGTGCCTGCCGAGGGATCGGCCGGGAGGGGGACGATGCTCGCCTCGACGAGCCGCCAGTGGGTGGCGAGCCGCCTGCGGCGGTCGCCAACGGATGCATCAGCCCAGCGGTCGACCGCGTAGCCGATGGACAGCGCGAAGCCGTGCCCATCGGCGAGATCGGCGGCGATGCGCTGGGACTTCGGGTTGTTTCGGGAGAGGTGCGCGGTCGCGACGAGCTTGCCGCCCTCGCGCCGGACGTCGGTGATGTAGCCGAGCTGGTCGTCGATGCTGCCGCGAGCGTGGCTGTCGAGGAGCGGGAGGCGCGCACTCCACTGCGCGCCGCCGATATCCAGCACCTCGTCGAACTCACCGCGAGCGTCTAGGCGGGTCACCGCAGAGCCGCTGCTGAGGACCACGTCGATGGTCCAGCTATCCGGATCGAAGGTCGTGGCCGTCGCCGGTCCACGGCGCGTTAGAATGGCCGCGTTCACGGGGTCTGTCCCTTCTGGTCGGTGGGGGTAGAGGGCTTGAGGTCGAGGCCGAGCCGATCGGCCCGCTGCTTGTCGCTCGCCATCTCGGCATCGAGATCCTCGATCGCGATGCCACGGGCCTCGACCGCCTGCCTGCGGGACATCAGTCCCGCGTTGATGGCCGCGACCTCGGCGGCCACGTCCTTCTGCGGGTCGACCCACTCCTGACGAGGCGTGATCCAGCGCGCCGCGAGGTAGGGTTCGGGATCGGTTTCGAAGCCGGGAGCGCGCAGGCGGCCGGACAGGATCTCCGTGGTGATCACGCGCCGGTAGAGCGGGCGAAGCGCCTGGAATACGATGACGTTGTGCTGGATCGCCTCGACGCGCCGCCGGAACTCCACGATGGAGGCGCGAAGGCTGCTGTAGTTCGCGTCCGAGAAGTCGCCGCTGATGACGCTGTAGGGCACGCCGAGGCCGGCCGCGATCTCGCGTCCGGTCAGCTTCAGGAACGAGATGGCGTCCTCGCCCACGGCGGGCGGATCGGAGAACCGGACGTCCTCGCCCGGGCGGAGAACCTTGAGCGTCCCCGGTTCAAGGCCACCCTCAAGGATCCCGTTCGCCGCCTCGCCCTCGAACGGAACCGCGCCGTCCGGCGTGACGATGAAGCCGGCGAGCATGGCCGCGAGCTTCTGGCGCAGGACTTGGGCGTCGTGGGTCTCGTCCAGCCCGCGCATGCGCAGGATGACGGGGGCGAACCATGAAATGCCGCGGATCTGGCCGGGGACGTCGATCCGCATCAGGTGGATCACGTCCTCGATTGGCACCCGGACGTGGTCGAGCCGGGTGTTGAAGCCGGGCCGGTCGCGCAGGATGTGGAAGGCGACACGGCGGCCTTCGGCGTCGAGCTCCACCCCCTGCACGATGCGGGCGCGTCCGTCGATGTCGCGGGTGAGCGAGGCGTCGACCTGTTCCGGGTCGAGTACGCGGAGGCTGACGCCGTTGGGGCCGAAGCCGAGGACGGCGAACGCTTCGCCGTCCGTGATCATTCGACCCGCCATCAGGCCCTGAATGCCATAGGCGTCGAGAAGGCCGTCAGCGTCGGCCTTGTCGGTCCAGCGATCCCAGACCTCGGCGATGCGCTGGCGCGCGCCCTCGTCCGGATGCGCGGACTGAGGCCGGATCCCGGTGCCGACGAGATTGGTAGTGAGCGCGTTGACGGCGGCGGCGGCCATCGCGTTGTTGCCGACGAGGTAACGGACGCGGGACGCCATGGTGCCGCGCGCCGCCAACCCGGCCGTGTTCTGGTTGGGCATGGTGCCGCCGCCCCTCCAGCGGCGGCCACCCGCGCCGCCGTCATAGCTGCGGCGGAAGCCCAAGCGCGCAAGGGTGCGATCGAGAAGCTTCACGCGTTCGCCTCCTCGATCTCGTCGAGGGCGGCTTCGGCGTCGGCTATGATGCGGCCGATGGGGAAGTTAATGACCGGCTCATCGGTCCGGATCGCGCCGGGGTTGCTCGTCGGACGCCACTTCGCCAAGCGCGGAGAGGTGATGAGCCGGAAGCCGTTGCCCTGCAACTTGCTGATGGCGGGGAGGACCAGATACAGGTCCGGCGACAACGTTCCCCGGACGACGCAATCGATCACGTCGTCGGCCATCTCGGATGCGAGGGAGGTGGAAATCCGCCGTTCGGAGCACGCCTGCAGGATAACGATGCGGAGCGCGTCGGCGCGGCTGTATCGGCGGGGGCGCGGGCCGCTGCTGGTAGCGATCCCCCGGTGAACCCATCCCCGAACCGTATCGGGATGCGCACCGCAGACCGAGCGAACCTCGGCACTGGTGAAGGCGGGTACGTCATAGTTCGTGCGCAT